GGCCGCGCCCGTGCAGATACCGGGCGAGGCCGTCGAGCAGGTCAGCCACGGAGCGACCTCCGCACCTGCGCGGCGATGATCTCCTCGACCGCGGCGGCCTCCTCGGTCAAGGGACCTTCGAGATACTTCGCGGTGCGGCCGGCGTCGTGCCGAAGGGTCATGTCCTCGTGCTGCCGGACGGCGTACGGCTGATCGAAACTGACGCCGGCCGTCAGGGACGTCTCGTCGACGGACGCGACTCCGGAGCGTTCGAGGGTGCCCTCTTCGATCGGGACGCGGGCGCGGGCGCGTTCGAGCACGTGCTCGGCGGCCAGGCGTAGGCCGCGGATCGCTCCCTGTCGGGTGCCGCGTACGGCGGCGGCGCTGTTCCATGTAAGGCGGGCGCGGGCGGTCACTCGCAACTCACCTCCGTACAGGCCGGCACGGGTAGGCCCGGTGCGCTGTGAACGGCCGTGGTGATTGCCGTGGTCGTTCGTCCGCCGGGCAGGGTGAGCCGTGATCCGGGCGGACAGATCAGGTCCGGCGCGGTGATCACGGTGGTCGTGCTGAGCACTTCGCGGCCGTCGGCGGCGCGCTGCATGCGGTTGGCGGCGGCGACCAGGGCGGGCACGTCGGTGACGGGCGGGCCGTACTGCGGGCCGTATGCGCCGTCGCCGAGATACGGCTCGACGGTGACCCGGTGGCGGAGCAGGTAGGCGGGGACCCTCACCAGATCACCCCCGGGAGCAGGCCGGCGCGGCGTAGCGCGCGCTGCGCGCGGGGGGCGAGGTCGAGGTCGCCGACGGCGGCCGGGGCGTCCCGGCGGTCGCCGAGCGACACGGGGCCGATAGAGACGCTGCCCCATCGGCCGGCCGCTCCGGTGCCGTCGTCGCCCGTGGCGAGCTGGTACTCGACCTGCGCGCATGTGGCGTCCGCGAGGGCGAGGACGACGGCCGGGTCGGTCGGCATGCCGGCCGCGTCCGTGACGTATACGGCGCACAACAGGGCGTCCTCGACGTCCTCCGACGCGCGGGCGAGCAGGCGCTCGGCGCCCTCCGGTGCCGGTTGCCCGGTCCACGCGCTCAGTTGCTCGGGCGTCGCGTAGATCCGGGGCACGGCTTAGTCCTCCTTCTTGGTCCGGGAACGCGAACGCCCCGCGGGCTTGTCTGCCTGCGGGGCGTTGGAGTCGGCCTCGGTGTCCGTGCCGTCCGGCTCGTCGTCCGGCGGCTTGTGGTAGCGGCGCAGCATCACGGCGTTGCCCTCCTTCCTGATCAGGTGGCGGCGAGGGTGCCGACGGCGACGCCCTTGTCGTCCAGCCGCTTGACGGCGTAGTGCAGGGTCGTGGTTACGACGGTGGAGCGCGCGAGGATGTCGCGGTCGGACTCGACCAGCGGCCGGCGCTTGTAGAGCAGGCCGAGCGCGCCCCGCTTCATGAGCAGGAACTTGCCCGCGGCGACGCGGTTCGTCAGGAAGACGGACACGCCACCGATACGGCCGATGCTGCCGGTCACCGCGGCGGACGCGCCGTTGCCGAGCTTGGCGGCGTCGACGAACTGCGCGTCGGCGAGGGCGTCGGCGTACTGCGCGCTGTTCAGGTACAGGCCGGCGAAGTCGTCCGGCTCCCACTCGTCGCCGAACGTGGCGATCGTGGGGACCATGGCGCCGAGCCAAGAGAACTTGGTGACGCCGGCCCCCGCGGTGAACTTGAGCGGGTTCGCTCCGCCGAGCGCGGTCTCGTCGGCCTGGGCCTGGGTGATCAGGTCGGCGTCGACCTTGCGCGCGGCCAGTACGCCGAACTGCCGGCGGGCCTCGGCCTCCGGGTCCCCCAGGGACACAAGCTTGGCCTTGTCGGTGATCTCGACGGCCTTACCGACCTCCTTGATCACGGCCTTGGCCGAGCTGGTCGACATGGCCACGGGGGTCATGGGGGTGGACTCGGTGAGCTCGTCGAGGTCGCCGAGCGCACCCCACTTCGGAAACTCGATCTCCTCGCCGGGGGCGCCTTCAAGGGTGTTGTCCTCGACGACGGCGGCCGATCCGCCGACGCGGACCTTCCCGACGAATGCGGCCTGCGCCATGTCGCCCCAGACCTCGGGGACGATCATCGCTGCACTGGTGGTCTTGGCCATGGGTGGTCAGTGCTCACTCTCTCCGGCGCGGTCGCCGGGCGGTTGGGGGCCCGGCGCGGTCGCCGGACGGGTCAGGAACCGGCGAGGCGCCGGTATGTCTCGGGGTCGGACTGGTGGAGGTCGACGCGCTCGGCGTACGACATGGCGGCGAACTGCTCGGCCGTGACGGCTCCGGGGCCCGGGGTGCCGAAGTCGGCGCCACCCTTCGGCGCGGTCTGCGGGACCGCGGCGAGGTGCTGGTGAGTGGCGAGCACTCCCTCGATCGCCTGCTTCACCGCGGCGGGGTCGGCCGGGTTGATGGCGGCGAGTGCGCGCATGGCGGCCTGCGAGTCGAGCAGGCGGGAGACGTCGGCGCCCGCGGCCGGGGCGGCGGCGATCACGGCCGTCTGCAAAGCGAGCTGCTGCGCTGCGCCCTGTCCGTCGGTCACGACGCGCTGCGCCCACTGCGGGAGTCGGGCGACGTCGCCGTCGGCCGGCGGTGCCGGCTGCTGCGGGACGGGCGCGGGCAGGGTCTGCGGCGCGGCCGGCTGCTGGGGCTGGGCGGCCTGGGCTCGGGTGCGGTAGTCGGCGGCTTCGGCGCGGGTGTCCCTGATGAGCTTCTGGGCCCAATCGGGCAGCGAGGCGACGTCCTGCGGCTCGCCCCCCGGCGCGGCCGGGGTCTGCGGCGCCGGCTGCTGCGGTGTCTGCGCGGGCGTCTGGGGTGCCTGCGGCTGCTGGGGTGCCTGCGGTGCCTGCGGGGCGCCCTGGGGGGCGTTCTGCGGGGCGGCCGGGGCGGCGGGGGTGGGAGTCGACACGGGTCCTCCTGGGACGGTGTCCGGGGCCGGTTGCGCCTGGCGTCCGGCCGGATGCGGGCAAACGGAAAGGGGGCCCGCTCCTGGCGGGCCCCCTCGGGGGTGGTGCTCGGTGTTCAGTTAGTCGGCGAGGTCCTGGTCGACCTCGTCGGCGACGGGCCGTGCGCGGGCGTATCCGCGTATCCACGCGGTCCGCAGGGTCGACGTTCCGGGGTACGGGCACGCGGTCGGTGGGTCGCCCTGCTGGCCGGCCGTACGGCCTTCCTGCGTGGCTTTCACGATGTCCTCGCGCGCGCCCATGGTCACCTCTTGTTCTGCTGGTCGGACTCGTTGTGTCGGGCGCCCTCGGCCCATCGCTGGGCCTTGCCGGTCACTTGCTCGATGAACTCGGCCTGTGTGAGGCGCCCGTGTTCGGCCCACCACTCTTTCAGCTCGTCAGACGCGCGGGCGTGCGCGATACGGGCCGGCCCGCTGAACAGGGTTGCCGGGTTGTGGCCGGCGGCCTGCGCCTTCTTGTTGAGCAGGTAGCCGTTACAGGCGTCCTCGGCGGCGAGGTACTGCCGATACACGTACTCGTCGTACAGGGCGCGGGCCTCGCGGCGGGTGATCTTGTGCCGCTCGTCCTGGTCCTCGCCGTCGTCCCGGTACAGGCGGCCGGCGGCCCGTTTCAGGTCGTCCCAAAACGTGGCGTCGGCGGCCGGCGGCGGGGTGTCGTCGAGGGCGCCCCATGCGTCCGGGTCGGGGGTGCGCTCGCCCATGGTCTCGGCGAGGGCGTCGCGGTCGGCGAGCAGGTCGTCGACGGCGTTCCCGGTGGCGGACGGCGGCGGTAGTTCGATGCGGTCGCGGCGGTCCATCTCGCCGGCGATGCGCAACAGTTCGCGCTCGTCGGCGTACTGCATGGCCCATGCGAGGTCGTCGTCGCCGGCGGCGGCGAGGTCGTCGAGCAGGCGACCGCTGGGGAACAGGCGGCCGAGCAGGTCGCGGCGCGCTGCCTCCGCGGCGATCGCTGCGCCCTCGGGGCCGTCGCCGGCGGCGCGGTAGCGGGCGGCGAGCTGGTCGTCGGACAGGCCGACCAGGTCGGGCCGGACGTCCGGGAGACGGCCGGCGCGGTCGCGTCGGTCGGTCTCCGCCATGATGCGCACGCGGTCGCGGTCGTCGACGTGGGACCACACGCGGGCGAGGTCGTCGTCGGACAGGCCGAGCAGGTCGTCGGCCAGACGTCCGCCGGGGGCGGCGCGGCCGAGCAGGGCCTCGGTGTCGCGGCGGTCGGCCTCGGCCTCGATCCGGCGGCGGGCGCGGTCGTCGGGCGGCGTGCGCAGGGCGGCGGCGAGCTGGTCGTCGTCCATCTCGCGCAACGTGCGTTCGTCGCCGGACCACACGCGGGCGCGCTCGACCTGGTCGGGCGCGGGCGGGCGGGGCGAGGCGGGTAGGTTGCCCGCTCCCTCCTGCTCGCGGTGCCTGAGCCGGCGCAAGTCGGGATGGTCGGCGAGGTGTTGGCGCATGTTGCCTTGCCACGCCCGCACCTTGGCGGCGGCGGCGCGCTTCTCGGCCGGGGTGGTGGCGACGGCCTCGCGGCGCTTCCATTTGCGTATGTTCCGCTCGATGGCGCGCTGTCGCTGTCCGGCCTCGTACCCGTCCGGGTCCGGCTCGGCGTCCTCCACCGTGGTCAGTCCCGGGGTGTATGCGGACACGGAGTGCCGGCAGTTGGGGTGTTGCAGCCCTGCGGCGCGCGCTTCGTCGAGGCTGCCGGCGACGTCCACACGGATCATGCGGCCGTCCTCGACGGCGTGCTCGACCTCGACCGTCCGCGGCCCGGACGGGCCACCGACCGTCAACACCTGCCGCTCCCACGGCCGGCAGAGCGGGCACTCGCGCGGCGAGTTGGAGACGACGACCAGGTCGACGCCGTGCTCGGCGAGCGTGCGCATGTGGGCTTCGGTCGCGGCCCGCGCGGTCGCCGTCCGTACTGCCATCTCGGCGTACGACGGGAGCGACCAGCGGCGGCCGGCCTTGTCGACGAACGCCCGGATACCGGCGTCGGCGAACTGCCGCAACGCGTCTTGCACGGCCTGCCGGCGGGTGCCGGTGCCGAGTAGAGGCGTGGCGGCGACACGGGAGACGACGGCCCGGAAGGTGTCGACGACGGCCCGCAGGATGCCGCGGTGCGTCGCGGTGACGACGTCGACGGCTTCCTGTGCGAGGCGGTCAACGGCCTGCGCATTCGGCATGCGGTCGTCGAGCAGGCGGCGGGCGTCGTCGGACAGGGCGCCGATTTCGGCGACCGCGGACCGGTGCCCGATGTTGTACGCCTCGGCGACCGCGTCGAACACTTCGAGGCTGGTCGCCTTGGCCAACTCGTCGACGACGGCCTGTGAGGCGCGGCGCACCTGCTGCACGGCGGCGAGCTTGGCCTCGACCCACCCGGGCGCTTCGAGGCCGGCGGCGAGCTGGCGCGCGATGATGCCCAACAGCCGTTCCTCGGCGCCGGCGTACAGGTCGCGCGTCGTCGAGGCCAGATCCTCGACCATGCCCGGGTGAATCGGCACGGCTCACCCCCCCGGTGGTGCTACGCGGCGAGGGGGTACGTTCCGCCGGGGTCGGCCATGTCCGCGGCGCCGGTCTCGCGCAGGATCGCGGCGACCTCGGCGTCGACCTGGTCGTCTTCCCACTCGGGGTGCAGCCACCGGACCTTGGTCGCGGTCGACACGGCTCCGGCGCGCTGGAGTAGTTCGAGCGTGGTCGCGGTGTTCTGCTCGGACTCGGCGACGCCGTCGCCAAACGTCACGCTCGGGCGCTCGGGCGTGATGCGCTGCCCAAAGTGCACGGCGTCGAGCTGCAACTGAACGTGCAGGCTGTGCGCGAGGGGGTTGCGCCAATACCCGGTTTTCTTCCTCCGGGTCACCATGGATCGAGCGTCGCGGCTGTCGACCTCGGTCGC